GAACCGACGTTCGTCTACCAAACGCTTCGGCGCTGGGGTGCATGGGGAGATGCTGTTCCGGAGGGCCGGGCCAAGTTGATCCGCATGATCGCCGCTCACAAGGACGTCGCCTCGCCGGTCTAACGCCTGGTGCAGACGTCGTCGACCGTGGGAAAGGACGACTCGTGAACGGGCCGGTCTTTGCCGAGCAGCCTCGTGAGCGTCTCTTCGGTCATGCAGTTGCGATCGAGCGGACACGCTGGAACTCCAGGGATGCGAACCGTTGAACCCTCGGCAGAGAATTGCCAGATCGCCCAGTCTTTCCACGGGGCCGGGACGATCGGCTTGGCCTCTGTCGGGGGCAACCAATCACTAGAGTGGGTGTAATTCGCGATCCAAAGCGGGTAGCGCGACCACTCTAGTGACTTCCCTGCGTCTCCAAGGCTCTGCCAGAAGCTTGGATACGTGTATAGGATGGGCACGCGACCGAACAGGCGCTCGAGCTCGGCGAGGCACCGCAGGCCCCACTCGGCGATAAATTTTCCGTCGACGGCCCATTGCGTCCAACGATCGAGAATCTTGCTCGTGCCCTTCTCCTTCTCGAAGTGAGGAGGCCACTCGAGGTCAAGAACGGGCGGCATATCAGTAGCTCCGTCACAGTCAGCGTATAACCGGCGCGCTTGGTCCTCGGGGCTGCGCCCTTTCTTGCCGGCAGCCTCGGGTAGCGGGTACCCGAACAGGTACGGCGCGTACGGCATGCCGATGTCACGACAGCCTTTGGCGTTCGCCTTGTAACGAGGGTCGATGCCATCATTGCCCTGCGTGCACTTCAGGAACGCAAAGCGAACCCCGGCAGCCTGCGCCCTTGGCCAGTCGATGACGCCGTACCCGGACCATGCGTCGATGCCGAGGATCACTTCTTGGCCTTTTCTGCAGCGCTCATCTCTTCGATTAGTTGACGGCGCGCCTCGGAGATCTGCGCCTGCCGCTGACGTTCAATCTCGGCCTGCCGGTCACGCAGTCGACGATCGATGCCAAAGACAAGATCGAGCAGGAAGTCAGCGAGCATCTAGGCCCCCGTCGGCAATGCACGCATCGAAGACGAAACCCGCTTGTTCGACCGACGCGTCGTGCGTGTAGAACGCCGCTCGAGCTTCCGCGGTACACTTGTCCAGCAGCGCGCCAGTATTCGGCGGCAGAAAACACGCCGCGGGAATTTGCGTCATGCCCAGCGCGACGATGCACGCGAGCGCCACACGCTTCCCCGCGGAGATCACTGGCCCTTCTCCGTCTCGTCGTCCCCCTTGACGATCGAAAGGGCAGGCGTTGAATCTGTCGACGCCGGCAACTTGCTGCCGACAACGAAGCTGACAATGACGGAGACAATGCTCGTCACTGCGCCGAACGCGCCGGGGGAGTACATGTTGGAGACGATGATTGCGGCGAAGAGAACCGCCAGCAATGCAACCTGTTGCCAAGTGGGATTGAACTTCACGACGAAGACTAGGGCCCGCCTTCCTAGCCTCGTGCGTGACGTACGGCCTGACCCCACAAGGCTTCATAAAGCCGACGACCCAGGAGCTTCTGGACGAAATCCGCGAAGAGATCCTCGAGAACATCGATCCTGGTCTGAATCTGGCGCCCGATCAGCCACTGGGGCAGATCATCGCCATCTTCGCGAACAAGCTGGCGACGGTCTGGGAGGTCGCCGAAACGCTCGCGACGGCGATGAACCCGGACAATGCCGAGAACTTCCTACTCGACAACGTCTGCGCGCTGACTGGAACGCTTCGCGACCCGGCAAGGAAGTCCACCGTAAAGCTGAGCTGCAACGTGAACGACGGCTTCAGCGCTTTGGCGGGTGCAATGACGTCCAACATTACGGGCCAACCCGCCGTCCGATTCACGAACGTGAGCAACGTCGGCCCGTTCTCTCCTGCCGGTAACTACGACATCGAATTCGAGTGCACGGAATACGGGCCCGTTCCCGCGGCGGCGAGCACGCTTACGACGATCACAGTCCCTGTATCGGGCTGGAACTCGTGCACGAATGCGCTGGACGCCGTCCTTGGAAACTTCGACGAAAAGGACGAGGCCCTTCGCCTTCGCCGTCAAGACGAACTGTCTGCACCTGGCGCTTGCACCGTCGACTCAATCCGGGCCGACGTTCTTCAAGTCGAAGGCGTTCAACAGGCGTACGTCTTCGAGAACGTCACACTGACGACGGACAGCGACGGTCTGCCCGGCAAGTCGATCGAAGTCGTCGTGTTCGACGGCACGTCACCCGAGGCGGAGAACGCGGACGTCGCGCAAGTCGTGTGGGACTCGAAGCCATCAGGCTCGCAGACGTACGGCGACATCTCCCAGACCGTGAAGGATTCCACGGGCGTCAACCGAACGGTCTACTTCTCGCGCGCGACCGTGAAGAACGTCTGGTTTGAATACGACGTCACGATCGACCCGAACTTCTTCCCGTCGAACGGGGCCGCGCTCATCAAAGCAGCTGCGGTCGCATACGCCGCGAAATATCTGAACCTCGGCATCGACGTCTTTGCCATTGCGTTCAAGGCGCAGGCGCTCACGGTGGCTGGCGTTCTCGACGTCCCTGCGCTTCGTCTGGGCTTCTCGTCGTCGCCCGTCGGTACGTCGAATCTATCGATCACGAACCGCGAGATCGCGTCTGTCGATACGTCTCGTATCTCGGTCTCCACGACGCCGGGGTCGCCATGATCTCGCAACGCGACGACGCGCACGTGGCCAAGGGCCTTGCCCTGTTGACCGAGCAGTTCAAAGGCAAGCCAGTCATTGAAGCCCTCTTGTCGGCCCCGCTCGGTCGCGTCCAAAGGCTGGAAGACGAGATCTGGGTTGCGCTTTGGGGTTGGGTCCTCGACTACGCAGAAGGGCAACAGCTTGACGATCTCGGTGTCATCGTGGGCCAGCCCCGCGAAGGCCGCAGCGACGAGGATTACAAGTTCGCGATCCGCGTGCGCATCCGGGTGAATCGTTCGCAGGGCAAAGCGGAAGACGTCATCCAGGTCGCACGGTTGTTGAGCAGCGTGTCCACGTACGTCGAATACTTCCCGCTCGGATGGGAGGTCTCGATCTATAACATCCTGAATTCTGGCGACGTCATCCGGCTACTCACGGAGACGAAGGCAGCGAGCTCCTACGGCGTGCTGCTTACCTCGACGTGGGCTGAGGAAGACGTCTTCAAGTGGGACTATCTCGTCGGAACGCCGGTCACGACGAGCACGTGGGACTATACGACGGCCGCTGAAGAGAGCCAGAAGTGGCCCGCAGCGCTGCCGACGAATCCGGCGTACCGCAGGGCGCTTACCTAGCCTCGGGCGTGTCGACCCTCTTTGAACAAGGTCCGCAAGGGCCGGCAGGTCCCCCGGGCAGAGCAGGGAAACAACTCCTCTCCGGTTCAGGTGCTCCGTCCAACACGCTCGGGAACGACGGCGATCATTATCTCGATCGTGACGCGAACACTCTGTACGGCGCGAAGGCAAACGGCGTCTGGGGTTCCGGTGTTTCGCTAGGCGCTGGTGCCGTTGCCGATGACATTGCCATGAATGGCTCTTTCATCAATCGCGTGCACGGGTTCAACGGAACCGCCCTCGAGACCACGGACACACCATCCACTGGTGACGTGTGGTCATACGATCCGAGCTCCGGCAAGTACCGCTCGGATCGCCCGCTTGAGCCGGCCAAGCTCAACGTCAAAGCCAAGCGTTTCGGCGCGGTAGGCGATGGCACCACCGACGACACGACGGCGATCAATGCGTGCATCGCTGCGGCTAATGCCCTTAATGAGCCGGTCATCGTCCTATTCCCGCCGGGCACGTACAAGGTCACGGCCCAGCTTACGACTCCGGACGCGTACGTGTCGCTACACGGCGCGGCGCACCGCGGCACGGCGACGATCAAGTCCTACGTACACGACACGCTGCTTTATCTAGACGAAGCTATCGACACGCAAAACGCGAAGTATCTCAGCGTCGAGAACCTGAATTTTGAGTGCATGGTCGACCAGTCGGCCGACGCTGGATGGCTTGCGGCCACGGCGGCTTCTCAGACCATTGCCGTTGATGCCACCGCTGGCACCTTCACGCGCTCAAGCGGCAGTTTCGTCACGGACGGGTTCCAGGTTGGCCAACGCATCCTCCCGGCCGGTTTCGCGAACGCCGCGAACAATTATGGGCGCGTTATCCAAAGCGTGACGCCCACCGTCATCACGGTCACGAGCACTACAGGTCTTGTGACCGAAGCGGGTACCGGCAACGAGTCGATCTCCAGTCCCTTCGAGGTGGCCGCAGGCGCGGGTATCGAGATTCGTGGCGGGGGGAAGATTCAGCTCCGCAACGTCAACGCGGTGAACTTCCCGATCGGTTTTTGTCTAGACGGGGCCATCGAAGTGAAGATGGATCACTGCTTGGCCTACTCGAACGGGGATGGCTACGGCACGCCCACGACGAACGGCAAAGGAATCTATCTCGTTGACGGCGGCCGACGCGGGCGAGGGTTTACGGTCGGCGGATCGGTCAACTGCAACCAGATCAAACACTGCTGGCTTGGCGGCAACAAGAACGACATCGAGGTAAACGGGGGGCTCTCGAACCAGATCGAGGACATCATTTTTGCGAGCGTCGGAACGGCCGGACTCTCTGCCATCCGTCTGACCGCAACGGACGGAATCGACATCTTCGCCTGTGAGTGTGAGGGCTACGGCGGATCAGGTAGCTGCGGCGTCATGATCGGCGGCGCGGTCTACGGCGCGACCATCCGAAAGAACTACCTCAGCGCGGAACACCCCATCAGCAGCGAATCGCCTGGGGTTATGTACAAGTCCTCGATCGTCGACAACACGCTAAACCCCACGGGGTCTAACGCGGCGGTCTACAAGTGGGACCCGAGCTGCATGCCTTATCTGGTGTGCACGGGGAACACGCACAACGGAGCTGGCTCGTTTACGAATTACGACGGTGGAGACGCAGCGATCGGCTTCAACAATGGCCCGACAACGCAGAAGGGCCTTTCTATCAACAAGATCGGCCCCGCGCGTGGCGTCATCGACGCGTACCTTGCTGACGCGACGTCTCTGATTCGGTTCTCGGCGTATCCCGATCCTGGCGTCGTGCGCTTCGACCATTCGGCGCCGTCTGCAAAAAACCAAACCGTCGAGCATTTCTATGTCAGTGACGCGACGTCGAACCTGTCAGAGGACGGCAAGTTTGTCGAGTGGGTCAACAAGGCGGCCGCCTCAGGTAGCTCCACCATTTGTCAGTCGACAGCGATTCCCGTCGACGCGTTGGTGACCGCGCGTTGGACGGTCCTTCAGCAGAAGGACGGCACGATTACAACCTATGGCAGTTGGATCTACGAGCAGGACGTTTACCGGAACGGCAGCGGCTCGCTCACGTTCGTCGGTAGCCCCACGGACGTCAAAGGAGGCGGAGCCGTCAATGTCGGCGCCACGTTCACAGCCCCCACGCTCGTTGACGCCGGGTCAAACAAGCTCGGTATCGCCGTCTCTGGCATCGCTGGCACAGCGAGCCTTGTCTTCGCGAAACTCGAAATCTTCGCGTGCGTGAGGTGATGGGATGCTCGGTCTAGGTCTCGGGCTCGGCTTCCAAAACGGCGCGTCGAGCGCATTCGACCCCGCCACCCTATCGCTAACCGGTTGGTGGCGGGCTAGCTATTCCGGCTCCCCGTGGGCCGGCACCGCGAGCGCTGGCGCGTCAGGGTCGCGCAGTCTGAGCGAGGCAACGCACCCGCCGACAACTGGAACCGCGGTCAATTCGCTCACGCCGGCCGACTTTGGAGGCGTGAATAGCGTTCTCTCAGGCGCGGCAATCAGCACGTATATCAGCGCCTCGGCGTTCTCGCTGTGGGTCCTGTTCAACGCGGACACCGCGGACTCCGGTGCAGGAGGAGCCTACGCCTCGCCGTACCTATTCGGCGACACGGCCACGTACATGTTCCTGTCGTTTGACGCGAACGGGCTCAACGTGCGCGTTTCGGACGGCGCCACGTTCCCTACGGTGACAGTCGCATGCGCGACGGGTGGATGGCACCTAGCGCAGGTCCAGTACGGGAGCAGCACGCTCAAGCTGCGTGTCGACGGTGGCGCATGGTCCAGCACTGCGACGTGTGCCGCCATTGCCGACGTCTCGAACACGATGCGGGTAGGTCTTTCGTACAGCGGCACCGCCTTAGACGGGCGCGTTGCCGAGGTTGGCGTGGCGAATACGGCCATCGCTCTCGCGACCTTCGACGATGTCTTGACCTACACCCGAGGACGCTACGCCCAGGCGCTGGCCTGACGCAACGGATGTGAAGGGCGTTGTCTGCCCCTTCCTAGTCTTTGGCGTGTCGTACCCGATTCCCGACGTCTACGCCGCTGCTCCTGCTGTCGACTACGCGCCAGTCACGCCAAGCGATAGCACTGTTTATAATCCGCCGTTCCGCGGCATCTACGTGGGAACTGCGGGCAACGTCGTCCTTACTTCCGTCCGTGGCAACGACTGCACCTTCAAAGCAGCCGCGGGAGCGATCCTTCCCGCAGGTACGAAGGTCAAAGCAGCCACGACAGCGACCGACCTCGTCGCGCTGTACTGACGGCCCGTTCCTACTCTCAAGGCGATGAGCCGTCCCGTAGATCCGAGTTGGACCGTCGGCAGCTGGGCCACGAACACGAACTATCCCGCAGGCTCTGACCCGTGGAGCGGCCAACCAATCAAGGTCACGCACCCTGGCCCTGCAGGCGGCTTCGTACCCGGGCAAGGTGCTGGCGCACCGTACGTCAACTATGAGTTCAACAGGCTCTATACGACGCAGGCGACCGAGAAATCGTTCCTTCAGTCGCTGACAACGTTCGTTGGCCAAGAGCAGGCTCTGAACTTCCGCGTGTCAGACTCAGGTGACGCAAACTTCGCGTTCTTCAACAAGAAGTACAACAGTTGGTTGCTCTGCGACGATGCGGAAACCGTTGTAGAGGCTCGAGATTGGGGCAACCTGTATGACTTAGGAAGCATCGTCGCCTCGGCAGGTGCTGGCGAAGACTGCATTCACGGTGACTCTGACCCGAGCGGCAACTTCGTCATCGCCACGAAGACGCGGTACGTTTTCCAGCGTCCCTATTCAAGCGGCACCGTAACCAAGGTGGACGTGGCTGGCTCGGCCGTGACCTTGACCGAAGCCCAAGTGGCTTACGATTCGGTGCGTGGGAAGTGGCTATGGTGGGGAGCAGACGGCTCATCTTACACAAAGAACTCGTCGAACCGCACGTCGTGGAGCTCCGCGACTAACCCTCCGTTTGCTGGCGATGGCTCCTTCACGAACCGAATGGTCGCGAACCCGACGACGGGCCGCATTCTGTTCGTCTGCCGCAACAGCTCGCCGAACCGTCTCTACATCGACCGCACGGATGACGCCGGTGCAACGTGGACGTCCACGACGTTCATCACGATCACGACCTGGACGCCCGACGCCGTCTGGCTGACTTACAACGAATCGACGACGACTTGGATCTTGGCCGCGTCGTCGGTCAGTGACGCCCTCTGTAAGGTCTGGACCAGCACGGACGACGGCGTGACCTGGACTGAAGTGAGCTCGTTCACGACCACGCTCATCACCTCAATCGCCAGCATCGGCGAGCTTTGGGTCGCGCTGGCTAAAGGGCTCGCTCCTCCGGGGTCCACTCGTCACAACGTCATCTATTCGACGGACCGCGGCGTGACGTGGAACATCGCAGGCCTCGAAATCGCATCGTGCACCGGCATCTACTGCGCTGCGGGCGGGTTCATAATCACGACCACGGCGGGACACACGTTCTTCGGTCACCGAATGGGCGCGCCCTCGCTCGGGACCGTTGCTTGATTGGACACTGATTGGACATTCGAGGCTTTTTCGCTCGCAAGTGCACGAAGAAGTTCAAGAATGCCGGGCACTTTTAATCCGTAGGTCCCGGGATCGTGCCCCGGCCGGCCCACCCCTTCTAAGGCGTCGAATTCGCTCAAGATTGCGGCGAGCGAGGACGAGCCTCCTCCGTTCGTCAACGGTCCAGTGTCCAATCCCTGTCCCATTCGCGCGACGGCTTTCTGCTGCGTCGTCTCGCAGAGATGCGCGTACTTCTCCGTGACAGTCACGCTCGAGTGACCTGCCGCATCCTTGATCTCTTCGAGGGTCCACGCGGCGCCCCACACGCCAGACGCGAGCGAGGAACAGAACGTGTGTCGCAAGTCATGCCAGCGCATCTCCCGAGAGATGCCGGCAGCCTTCAACCACTCGGGAAGGAGCTCAACCTTACCGACCTTCCTCCCATCTACCAGACGGACACTCTTCTCTGGCGCGCCTGACTGACGACGGCACCCGCGCGGCGTGGGCCAGACGAGGCCGTGCTCGTTCGTGTACCGCTTCCGAGTTCTCGGATCCGTCAGGTACGACGGCAGGATCTGGCGCCAACGTCGGATAGCTAACAACGCGTCGCCGAACAGCGCCACTCGACGCGTCTTGCCGCTCTTCGGACGCTTGCCCTTCGAGCCGACGCGCACGAACACGTAAGGGTGCTTCACCTCGTCGTGAACATCCTGCCACTTCAGATTCCACTGTTCGCCCTGACGAAGGCCGGTACCCCAGGCGAAGATCGTCAGAAGCCTGGCCCACTCCGGGACAGATTCGCAATTCGCGAATTGCTTCTGTTCTTCGAGACGTAGCCAGTCCCACGCCTCTTCGCGATCTTCGTCGTCGGACACGCGCGTGTCCTTCTTCACCTCGAGACCGTTGCAAGGGTTCGTATCGATGTGGATGCCTACCGCGGCCTGGAACGTGACACTCGCCAAAGAAAAGCAGCGAGCCACGGTGCTATGGGCGACCTTCCGTTTCTCGCGTCGATCGTCGGCCTGCTTCTTTTTCAGCGCACGGATCCACTGCAGGATATCGGCGGGCTTCACCTGATCGATCGGTCGCTTGGCGAAGTGCGCGGTCTTCAGATGACTGTTCGCTCGACTGCGCTCCTGCCGAATACCGCGCACGTCGTCGCCTTCGCGCTGCTCGAGCACGACATCGACCCACGCTTCGAAGGTCGGGCAGCCTTCCCGTTGGAAGACGGTCTTCCTGTCGAGGGCCAGGAGCGCCAACGCTTCTTCCTCCGTCGCAGCGAACCCCAGAGAAGGCCGCGTGCCGTCGGGCTGCCTTGCCGCACGAACGCGGAAACGGCCGTCAGGTAGGCGAGTGATAGATCCTGTTGTGTGGGAACGCTTCGGCATACCATCTTACTAACATAGTGTTAGCAAGTTGCAACCCAAGTGCGCAGGTGGACGGCTAACCCGCCTTCTTGTATCCGGCTCGCGTCCTCTGTCGTTCGACCTGCGCTTCGAGCTCCGCAAGACGATCCGGTGAGAGCGCAGGGACGGCGAGCGGTTTCGGCTGGCTTACCCGACGGCGCTTCTTCGGTTCTGCCGCTTCCTCGGCGAGAGCATCGCAGAGAATGTCGACGCACTGGTGCAAAGCACGACGAAGGGCAGGCGTCATGTCAGGCCTCGCGCGTACTTCGAAACAGTCCGTCGATTGCACTGCAACAAGAACGCGATGTCGTGAAGCGTTAGGCCCCATTGACGGAGGATCGAGATCTCACGCCACCGTGGAAAGACTGCAGGTCGCCCCCCATAGAGGCCGGGCGGGTTTGAATTCTTCGCGTCCCATCGAGCACGCGCGGTCCGTTGTATTTTTCTGGCCTTCTCTCGGTTTCTCGGTCTCCAAGGCTTGCACACCTCGAGATGGCAGACCTTGCACTGCGAGTAAGGCTTGTCGCGCTTGCGATAAAAGTTGGCGAGTTCCTTCACGCGTCGACACGTCGAACAACGTTTGAAACCGAAATGTGCCAGATCGGCGGCGACCTCTTTCTTCCTCGCCTGCTCGCTCATGAACCGAAAATAGACGGCCCCTCACGTCTTGTTAGTACCTTTCAGGTCAAAGGATGCACCGCGCGACGCTGCCTAGCCTCGCCAGGTGAGTTTCCTCGACGACCTCGTATCCGTCTCGATTACCTCGAGTTCGGTCACACCGTCGAAGCCTGGCTTCGGCACGATTCTGATCGCGGCCCAGAAGGTGCCCGTCGGCTTCACCAATCGCGTCCGGAAGTTCGGATCGCTGAAGGAGATGACCGACTTCGGGTTCCTCACGAGCGATCCGGCGTACCTCTGCGCGCAGAAGATCAAGGCGCAGAACCCCTCGCTGAATTCTTGGAAGGTCGGCAAGCGACTGAACAAGACGACGCAGTCGGTCACGTTGAAGTGCCTGAGCGCGGTCGAAGGTGACGTCTACACGGCCACGATCAACGGAACCACGATTACGCGCACTGTTCCCGCCGCTTCTACAGCAAACAACGAAGCAACGGCCATCGAAGCTCTTATCGAGGCAATCAGCGGAATCGACTCGTCCGTCAGCACGGACACGATCACGGTTACCGCGACGGCAGGGGCCGGCACTCTCTTCGACGTCAAAGACCTGTCGACGAACTTCGAGTTCAAGAACACGAGCGCAGATCCTGGCCTGGCCGCTGACCTCGCAGCCATCTCGGCGGAAGACAACGACTGGTACGGACTTGCCCTCGACTCCGCCAGTGCCGCAGAAATCGCCGTCGCGACCGTCTTCGTCGAGTCGGAAAAGAAGTTCTTCGCTTGGAACACGAGCGACACGAAGTGTGGCGACGCGAACTCGACGACCGACATCTTCTACACGCAAAAGGCACTCGCGTACGCGCGGTCGGGCGGCCTCTTCTCGAAGAGCCAGCTCATGTCGTATTCGGGCGCAGCGTGGACGGCGAAGGAATTCGTCGAGAATCCCGGCTCGGCGACGATGCACCTGAAGACGCTCGCGGGCGTTCAGGTTGACACACTGACCGCGGCGGAAGCGTCGGCCGTCAAGGCTAAGAACGGCAGCGTCTACGTCAGCGTATCGGACATCAACGTCACGATGGGCGGCAAGACGGCGTCGGGCGAATGGTTCGACGTCACGCGCTTCATCGACTGGCTGAAGGCGGAGCTGCAGTTCCGAGTCTTCACGCTGCTCGTGAACAACAAGAAGGTCCCCTACACGGATCTTGGCGTCGACGCCGTCATCGCAGTGATCAACGGCGGACTCGATCTTGGCGTCGAGCGCGGCGGACTTGAGAAGGGCACGACGAGCGTTACTGCGCCGAAGGTTGCAGACGTCGACGTCGGCACCCGCGCAGCTCGTCGACTCGAAGACGTGAAGTTCAGCGGCAAACTTGCAGGAGCAATCCACGAGCTCGTAATCGCGGGAGAGGTGACGGCGTAACATGGCGAAGACGTATGACCCCACGCTCTACTCGTTGGTGATCGCGGGCATTCCGATCCCTGCGAAAGGCTATGCCGATGGCGAGTTCATTCGTTGGGAGCGCGACAGCGACTCCTTCACGGACGTTGCCGGCACCGACGGCGAAGTCACGCGGGCCAAGCAATACGACAAGCGCGCGACGATCACGTTCACGCTCATGCAGTCGTCTGAGATGAACGCGGTTCTCAGCACGTTGGCCAACCTCGACGAGAGCACCGACGGCGGTGCAGGTATCGGACCGTTCCTCTTGAAGGATCGCGGAGGCCTGACGGTCCTCGCAGGGAAAGACTGCTGGATCGCCAAGATGCCTGACGGCTCTCTCGACAAGAATCCGACCGCACGCGCGTGGAAAGTCCGCGTGGCGAACCTGAAGAGTTTCGAAGGCGGCAACTAGCCTCGGAGGGTGAAAGCCCTCGTCGTCGCGCTGCTGCTTCTACTCGTGGCGTGCAGCGCCGCGATTCGATCTCCTTACGATTCCGACGGAGGGTGCGGCCGAACGTTCCACGTATCTGCCGCTTTCACGCAAGGGGAGCGTGCCGCGCTAGAAAGCGCCGTCGCCCGTTGGAACGAGATCGCCGACGAACAGTTCTGCCTGGACGACGGAGACGGCAACGACGAGCACGGAGTCTTTCGTCTCGAAGGCCAAGAGCTCGAGAACTTGCGCGCCGACTTCAAGTCAGACGTTATCGGCGTCTTCTACCACGAGGGCGGCCGGATCGGCATCGTTGCGAACCTGCCACTGGACGTCTTTGAGGTCGTCGCCCTTCATGAATTCGGACACGCGCACGGGCTGCAGCACACGCCTCCGCCATCAATCATGAACGCCGTCGTCGGCACCGCGGATGACTTCACGGACAACGACCTGGCCGAATGTCGAAGGGTAAGTGCCTGCCTACCCTGATAGCAGCACCATGGCATTCAAGTCAGAGTCGAAGCAGATCGGAAAGCATCGATACACTGTCACGCAGCTGGACGCCGTGCGGGGCAGCAAAGCGGCGCTACGCCTCGCCAAGGTCGTCGGGCCTGCGTTGAGCGCGTACTCGGGAGAAGACGCAGAGTCGAAGGCGATCAGCGCACTTCTCTCGAACCTCGAAGAGAAGGACTTCGACTATCTCCGCGAAACGCTCTCGAGCGCCACGACCGTCGCCGGGGGAAAGTACGGAGAACGAGAGCCGGCCCTAGATGACGTGTTCGCGGTGCACTTCGCCGGCAACTACGGCGAAATGATCGGCTGGCTCGCGTTCGCGGTGAAAGTGAACTTCGCGTCTTTTTTCAGTGGGGTCGGCGAACTCCTAAGCGCGTTGGGAAGCGCATCGCCCTCGACGACGACGCAGGGGTCGACTGGTTCCTCTGGCGCCTGATCCTGGCCCCTAGGCTCCACATCAGATCGATGCGTGACCTAGAAGAACTCTGGACGCTCGACGAAGCGGTCGAAGCCCACATCGCGCTCGACGTACTCGAGAACGCCGATGCGCGCGCATGGGAGAAGGACTGAACCATGGCGTTGCGCGATCTATTGGCTCGATTTGTCGCTGCCTAGTCTCCTGCATGGCGTTCGAGACTTGTTACGAGTGCGGCTTACATCGCGGTGACAACGTTCCGAAAACGTTTCGGCCAGCTCTCTGCAGCGCGTGTCGCAAGGCGAAGGCGCAAGCCAGAAATCGCGCATACAAGCTCGCGCACGGCGGGTATCAGAAAAATCTGACGTGTATCGACTGCGGCGTTCATCGCGAAGGAGTCGGCCTAGGAGGCCGTCGAGGTAGATGTTCTCCGTGCCAGACGACGCACATTGCAGCGCACCGAGCGGCCAACCAAAAAGAGTGGTGCAAGAAAAGTAACGCAAAGCATCGAGAGAAACGTCGAGCCGCGGGACGTGCTGCCTATGCCTCTCAGATCGAAGCAGCCAGGGAGCGAAACCGGAAGTATCGCAAGACGCTCACCTTCGAGAGGAAGATGCTGTACGCGGCACGAGACCGCGCAAAGGACGCGGGACTCCCTTTCGATCTGACCCTGGAAGACATCGTCGTTCCGGAGACATGCCCCGTTTTCGGGATGCGATTGGAGCGAAGCGGAGGTCTGAGAAATCCTAACCTGGCCAGCATCGATCGCATCGAGCCATCACTAGGCTACGTGCGGGGCAACGTGTGGATCATTTCATGGCGCGCCAACCGACTGAAGTGCGACGCATCCGTCGACGAACTCGTCACGCTCGTCGACGCAATCAAGCGGAAGGTGGCGTAATTTGGCCCTAAGGGATTTGCTTGCGAGGTTCGACGTCTCGACCGGGGACGCAACGACCAAGCTCACGCAATTCAATAAGACGATCGCGGGTGTCAAAGCGGGACTCGGCGGCCTTGCAGGTTCTCTTTTCGGCGCTTTCGCCGTCAACAAGGTCGCCAACTTCATCAAAGGGCAGCTGGATCTAAGTGACGCTGTCGTCGATACCGCGTCCAAGCTAGGCGTCAGTACCGACGAACTACAGAAATTCCAATACGGTGCAGGTCTCGTCGGCGTCGAAGCTGAAAGCGCCGCGCAGGCGCTTGGGTTCCTGAACAAGAACTTCGGCGAAGCGCTTGCGGGCGGAAAAGAGCAAGCGGAGACGTTCCAAAAGTTGGGCGTTTCGCTGAAAGGTGCGGACGGCCAGGTTCGACAGATCGGCGACGTCATTCCCGAACTGTCGGACGCGTTCGCAAAGATGGGCAGCCAGCAAGAGCGAACAGCCGCAGCCACCAAGATCTTCGGGAAAAGCGGAGCGCAGCTCCTTCCGTTGCTTCAAGAAGGTTCCGCCAGCCTCGCGAAGATGAACGAGGAGTTCACTGCACTCGGAGGTGGGCTCGAGTCGGACTTCCTCGACGCGGCGGACAAGGCAGGAGACGCCGTCTACAGGTTCGATTTCGCCATGAAGGGGTTGAAGTCGCGCATTGCGCTTGCCGTCTTACCCACGTTGGCGGACTGGGCGACGAAGCTTTCGAAAGGCGTCGCTTGGCTGAACAAGCTGACGAAAGAAACGTACATCGTCAAAGAAGCGTGGGCCTTGATGGGAGTAATCGCCTCGGCCGCTGCGCTAAAGACCGCCATTGGCATCGGCAAGATGCTCCGCATTCTGCCGAAGGGTGCAGGGTTCTGGCGCAGCGTACTCGGGCTAGGCGTCTGGGGCTTGGTCATCGCTGCAGCCGTTGGGCTCGCACTCGTCTTCGAAGATCTTTGGGTCGGCCTCCAAGGTGGCCAAAGTCTGATCAAGGACTGGCTGAACGAAACGATGGGCGTCGAAGCGACGACGGCGCTCTTCGAGAACCTGAAGGAAACGTTCAGCGCAGTCGGCGACGCATTCAAAGAGCTCGGACCTGTCTTCAAAGACATCGGAGGCGACCTCGCAAAGCTGGCAGGAGATGTCGCGCCGGCACTCGGTCAAGCCTTCGTGTTCATCGTGAAGGTCATCGGCTCTGCGATCTCTCTCCTTTCAGGCTTCGTGCAGATTCTTACGAAGACGATCTCCGCAGTAAACGAACTGAGAAACGGCAGCAACGCAGGCATCGACAATCTCGGTTCCGACATCGGCAAGATCGTCGATCGAGCCGGCGATCGTGTGTTCGGCAAAGGCGGATTCTTCGGAGACAAATCCGTTCCTGCGGCGCAACCCTACGGTCCTCCCGCACCGCCAGGGATGAAGGTCGACAAGGTCGAACAGAGGAACGACATCAACGTCACCGTCCAAGGAGGAAACACGAACGCCGAGACGGGAAGGGCTGTTGCGGGTGCCGTGCGTGGCGCGCTCCCGCAAGCAGACCTTGGCGCAGCTCTGGCCGCTCTCAGTACAGGGGCAGGTGACTAATGGGCGCATATCTCTCTTTTGACGGAGCCGATCTCTTCTTCGACGCCGTGTTGACCGAGCAGGCCGAACACACCGTCACCGCGACAGAGCACAACGTCGAAGAAGGCGCCGATATCGCCGATCACATCCGGCCCGGCCTCGATCGATTCACGTTGGAAGTCATCGTAAGCAATACGCCAGTTACCGACTGGAACAGCCTTTACGGAGAGACGACGGAAGGTGTCGAGCTTATCCCTCTCGAGGGACGGAAGAAGGCGACGGGGCAAAGCGACACACCGCCCGGTCCGTTCCCTGTCTCCCCCGGAGCTCTATTTCAGGCAATCGGGAACGCCGTAGAGTCCCTTCTCGGTTCCGAGGGCCCCTCCAAAGCGACGGTGAAGAAGTTCAATAACGGTCCGTTCGACGCCGTGCGCGACACTTTGAACACGTTGCTGGACTGGCAAACGCGCGCCGTCGTCGGTGAAGTGCTCACGCCCCATCGCACTTACTCTTCGATGATCATTGAGCGCGTGTCGCCGCAACGGGACGGAACAACAGGAGCCAGCGCACGAATCACGATCGATCTGAAAGAAGTTCGCCTCGTGGAATCGAAGATGATCACCGCACCCGTACCCACCGAAGTACGGGGAAAAGTCATCAAGCAAAAAGGAAAACAGCCGGCCGTGCCTACGAAGGACTCCGGGCCAAAGAAATCGATCTTGTCCGCATTGAAGGAGAAGTTCGGTGGTTAGCATCCGCACGTTTTCAGATCCGTTCTACACGCAAACGACGGCCCTCGACGGCGTCGAATACGTGCTGGAGTTCCGTTACAACCAGCGTGAAGACGCGTGGTACTTCTCGATCTCCCTCCCCAACGGGACCTTGCTCGCTGCAGGCATCAAGGTGATCTGCAACATCCCGCTACTTAGAAAGTGGGTCGACACGCGGCTACCGAAGGGGACTCTCGCAGCGCTCTCAAAGACGAAGGACACTTCACCGCCAGGACTGAACGAACTCGGCGAAGACGCCCGCGTTACGCTCGTCTACACATCGGAGAGCGAGCTTGGCTGAGCTCTTTCGCCGCGCGGTAAACGTCCACGTCGCGCCAACGGGCAGCACGGGAACGCTAGGCGCCATCGAAAGCACGATGGGCTTCGACCTGTCGAACCTCGATTGCACGTTCCGCGTAAAGAAGAGCTTGAAGCCCGAGCCGAACACCTGCGAGCTGCAGATCTTCAATCTTGCGGAAGAGACGCGGCGCGTGCTCGAAACCGCAACGAAGCTCGTACTACGACTCGAGGCAGGATACGTCGACGCACTTGCGCAGCTCTTCCTAGGGGAGATCAGAAGCGCGCATTCATTCCGCGACGGCCCCGACATCGTCACGGAGATCAGTACCGGCGACTCCGAAGAGGAGATGTACAAGGCAAGGATCAGCTTCACCGTGGGGCCAAAGGTGCCGTCAGACACGGCATTGCGCGCCATCGCTCGAGCGTTGGGCGTCGGTGAAGGGAACGTCGGAACCGTTGCAGCAAAACTGAAGGCGAAAGGGAAGGCGATCTTCGGTCCTGGTACGGTGATTCACGGCAACGCGGCCATCGAGCTCGATTCGTTCTGTAAGTCAGCTGATCTCGAATGGTCCGTGCAAGACGGTAACCTCCAGATCTTGGACAGAGGCAAAGCGCTAGAAAGCCTCGACGTGTTTTTGACGCCCGACTCAGGCCTCATTGGCTCCCCCACCATCGACAGCAAAGGCGTTGTTGCCTGCACTGCCCTGATTCAACCGGACCTAGTACCGGGCCGAATGATCCGCATTCAGTCGCTCGGCGTGAACGGTCGCTTTCGCATCCAAGAAGTTGAATATGTCGGGGACACAAGCGGAACCGACTGGTACGCGAACATCCACGCGAAGGCCCCGAAGTAACACTAGCCTTCGACGTGGCTGGCCTTCCCGTAAGCATCCCTCAAGTAGTGCGTGCCGGCATCTCCACCGCTCTCGACGGAATTCATACGTCTATGCCCGCCGAGATCGTCACGTACGATCCCGTGACGAACACAGCATTCGTCCGACCTTTAGTGAAGCACGCGCTGTACAAGAGCGACGGCGAACGCGTCTTCGAGGACTATCCGGAAATCCCGTTCGTGCCAGTGATCTGGCCACGCGCAGGGGGGATGATGCTGACGCTGCCTCTCGAGCCGGGGGATACGGTGCTCCTCGTCTTCGCTGAGAGCTCTTTGGCGGAGTGGCGCACAACTGGACAGATCTCAGAGCAACAAGACGCACGACGACATTCTCTAGGATGGCCCGTCGCCATCCCTGGACTGTTCCCCGATACGAAACCGCCTGCCGCGGGTGATGCCGTGGAAACTGCCGCCGGGGCCGCGATCTTCGGACAGGACGGAGACGCCGCGCAAATGCTCGTCGGCGGCACCGTTTCCGGCATCCGCTTCGGGAAGCTTGCCGTCTCTCCCATCGCCCTTTCCGTCCCTACGGACGCGGCACTGTCCACGATCGTCACGGCGATCAACGCTCTGATCTCCACATTGAACGCACTGATCTCAGCGTACAACACGCATACGCATCCGGTCCCGGGCGTAACGGCAGGCGCTGCCTCTACGAATAGCACTGCGACGACGGCGACGGTCAGCCCCGCAGCGGCCGGGCCTTCGGCGCCTGCCACGACAGGGAGCACGCTCGTCAAGTCTGTCTAAACTTCGACGTGTCGACGCTGCGCCAGACGACTGAAAACGATCTCGCGTTGGTCAATGGCCAACTCGTGATCGAGTTGGACGTCGCCCAAGAGGCCGCCATCGTCTTGCGCAACAAGTTCCTGTTCGTGAAGGGGGAATGGTTCCTCGACACACGGGTAGGGGTCCCGTACCTCGCCTACGTCTTCGTGAAACGTCCGGATCTGCTCGTCATCCGGCAGATCTTCCGGAAGGTGATCCTTTCAGTCGACGGCGTGAAGTCAATCATCGACCTAACTCTCAAGTTCGATCGCGCAGAGCGACGACTGACGTTCTCGTTCAAGGCTCTCGCCGATAACGGAAAGATCATTTCAGGGGGCTCGGGACAGCCCTTCATCGTGGAGCCGACCTAATGAACCTCGCTGCCTTTCGAATCCAGTTCCCCGAGTTCAACAATGCCGGAGACGCGCAAGTCCAGGCGTTCCTTGACGCGGCACTTTTGGAAATCGACGCGGACGTCTGGCTAGGCAAGGCCGATCAAGGCCACGGGTATCTCACCGCGCACAAGTTGGCGCTGTCACCCTTCGGCAACGCTGCTCGCATGGTCATCAAAAACGTCGCCGACACGCCGCACGGCCAAACAACCTTCGGCGTGCACTATGACAACCTCGTGCGCCAAGTAAGCCACGGCTTCAGGGTTGCGTGATGTCTACCGACTGGGAACGCGTCGGCCGGGCATCGTACGAAGCCTACCTCGAATCGCACGGAGGCTTGGCCGCGCGGTGGGAAGAACTCTCAGAGGGCGAGAGAAAGGCCTGGATCGCTTCGTCGACGGCAGCCATACGAGAGTTTCTGCTCAACCGATTGGAGCCACGTGGCCGGCGAAGTTGAAGACGTCGATCACGGATACGCCGCTCTCGTTCAAAGGATCGAGGCGATGGATCGCTTTGCGGTTCTCGTCGGCATCTTCGAGGCGGAAGGTGGAAAACCGCATGGCGACGACGCGCTGACGGTACTTGAGGTCGCCGCGGTGCATGAATTCGGCAGCGAAACGGTACCCGAACGATCCTTCCTCCGTGGTTGGTTCGACGAGAACATCGAGCGTGCGCGCGAGGCGTTGCGCGTGCTCATGGTGCAGGTTGTAGAAGGACGTCTCAGGCCAGAAACTGCCCTGAACAGGTTCGGCCTTTGGCTGCAGGCGGAAATCCAGAAGCGCATCGCGGAAGGCATCCCCCCTCCGCTCGCCGAGATTACGATCGAGCGAAAAGGCTCCAGCGTGCCGCTCATCGACAAGGGCCAACTTCGCTCGAGCGTGACGTTCAAGGTCGAGAAGGACTAGCCTCCTGCGTGGGCACGACCGTCCCGAAAGAAGAGATCCGAACGATCGTCGCTTCGCTGACGGGCATTCCGGCGATGCTCATTCTCTGGGATGGCGAACCCGTTCCGTTCTCCGGCGAGAAGAACATCGTCCTTAATGTGACGGGGCGTAGGGCGATCGGCGTCGACGAAGAGCGAAGGGAATACCCGACAGCCGACACGACGCGGATCAGTCTCGTTGGCCAAAGGGCGATCACGATCTCTGTTCGGGCCGACAACTTCGGGACCGAAGAGGCCTTCGACCTTCTCGAAACCCTGCGCGTGCTCGTCGGCCAAGACAGCGTCAGGGAGTCATTTCGCACCGCAGGCGTCGCATTCACCGACGCGACCAACGTGCAAACGCTGAACGTGAACGTCGACAACAGAGCAATCTCCGTCGCGTCGCTCGATCTCTTCTTCAATCAGACCGTCGAGACCGTCGTTGACATCAACGCTAGCGGCTACATCGAAACTGTAGAGATGACCGGAGAAGACGATCTCGCCCTAGCAGAAACTTTTGAAGTAATAGGATCTTCCTAGCCTCCGTAGGTGAAACACCTCGGGCTTCTCGTTGCTCTCCTCGCCCTCGTCGTCTCCGCCTGCTGCGTCACAAGTACAACTGTTTCTATTCACCCTCCGCAGGCCAAAGCGACATCGTTTACGACCCACGTGGATACAGCGTTCACGCCGGCCGAACGAGCTGCCATCGTAGAGGCCACGAAGGAATGGGAGCGCTTCTCCTCCGGACGCGTGCATATCGAAGCTGTCTTCGACCTCGACTTCGATAGCGTCGAAACGCTGAAGAAGTTCCAAGATGCACCGATCATCGTCCGCGCTGAGTCTTGGATGTCGATCCTCGACGACACTCCGCAAGGTGTTCTTGCCTGGACGAACGGCAAGCGACAGATCGTGCTCATCGTCGACAGAATCCCGAGCTTCAAGCCTGTGATCATGCACGAAATGGGACACGCTGCAGGTCTCGCGTGGCCCGATTGGTGCCCCGCCGACGCGTACGGCCAAGCAGATTGCAATCATTCTCCCGACCTGGACTCGATCATGTCGGCGAGATATCGGGGCGTGCAAGCATTCACGGACGCGGATCGCGCGTTCTGCCGGGCGTCGGGGTATTGCCCGTAGCTTTCTCGGCCTTCCTCCTCTCCCTGTAGGCCTTTACCTTGGCCTTGTTTGCCTCTCGCCAGGCTTTAGAACGGGCTTTGTCAGCTGCTTTGACATCAGGATCCTGACGTCGATCGCGCCTGTTCTCGTTGAATTGATCCTTGTTGCGCGCCCATTTCGCGCGTCCTAGCTCGTTATGACGGGTGCGATTCACCGTTCGCCAACGCTTCGCGCGCGAGTACACGTCTTTGGCCGTCTCAGGCTTGAAGATGCGGAAGCCTGCGCCTCTCTCTCTCGCGAGTTCTCGATACCCCAGTCGAAAATCCGACAGTTCCTCTCGGATGTCTTCCGCTAGGTCAATCCACGCCATCGCTCGATCGCCCTCCAATACGCTTGATGCCAAGTGTTCCCTACGACCTCGGAATCCAACCAAGGCGCCGTTACAACCCACTTCCCGTCACGTCGCGTGACGTGCATGTCGAGACTCTTCATGCAGCGGGAGGCAAAAGAATCGACCAACGCCCGCCGCGCTTAGGTCCCCAGACGAACCAGGCGTAATCCGTGGCGTCAGTGCCAGAGCGGTTGAACGACGGACGCTTCTCGAGCGCCATGAAATCGGCCTTGTATTGGCGCCAGAAATCGCGCCGCTTCTTCCCGCTGACCCATCCCTGGCGAAGGAGCATCGCGACCGTGCCTCGTTTACCGGCGACAGTGAGTGCCTTCCTAACGAATCGTTCCGCGTCGCCATACGGCGGATTGCAGACGATCAAATCGGGAGTTCCGTCCGGCTGCCACGTGATCCAGTCCGACTCTTCCCATGCGATACCGTCCGCTCTGCACGCTCGAGCCGTAGCAAGCAGTTCCGGGTTCTTTTCAACCCCTCGAATGTCTGCGCGAGGGCATCTTTCGGCCAGTCGATGCGCGATAGCACCCGTTCCGGTGCCCGGATCGATCGCGTACCCGTCGAAGTCAGGGCCGATGCCCAGTTCATCGAGCACGACATCTATCGCCCACGCAGGTGTCTCGTAGAAGTCGCCTGGCTGGCGAGCTAGCCCGTTCCGATTCGTTGCGCTCATGGGAGCTTCCACATCTTGATCAAACGTTTCGCTCGCAGCTTGTACGCCACTTGCACGGAAGGACTCTTGGCGCGAAACCGAAGCTCGGCTTCTGAGCGCGTACCCGGAAACTCGCAGTCACCTTGGATCGCGAGCAAAACAGCAAGCTGTTCCACGCTCACGAGGTGAGCCCCCTTCGCGGATAGTCCGCGGGAGCACGCAACGTCGACGGGCATTCTTTGCGATCGATGGCTTCAATCCAGGCGACAGCTACCGCAGCAACCTGCACCAACTCGGCGCGCAACTTCTCGTCGTCTTGCTCCGCACACGCCTCGAGCGCCTCTTCTAGGAAGATGTCCGCCCAAGTAACGACGCCTGATACCGCCCTCGTATTGCAGGCGATTCGCGCACTCGCGGCGAGATCTGAATACTCCTCTCCGGTACCGTTGGGATGATTCTGCTCACCCCATCGAGCATCTTGCACGCCTCGTTCCTCTCGCACCTCGGCAAGTACTTCGTCCCGCTTCACGACTGTCCCCTCGATCGGAGCAGGCCGTTTTTCATCGCCCAGAGTGCCGTCAGGAGGAGCAAAACCCCGCCATCGAGACGATATCGCTTGGCTAGCTTCACACCCTCAGGTTAGGACTCTACGCACATTCTGTTAGTACCAAAGCAAAAGCCCCGGACCGCTAGGGCCCAGGGCTTCGTGCTCACACGTCAGGAGAATCAGGAGGTCGCGCTGTCGAAGCTGCGGATCGCTTTCTTGTGCTTGACGCGAAGACCGCCAACCTTCGAGTGAAGGTGCGTGACGAACGCCATACCCGAGAGCTGCGGCGCGAACTGCTCGAGGTCGAGCGGGATGAAGAAGTCGACGACCTCCGGGTCGCGAGGGTAGAGCAGAACGCGGTGCTTGCTCGACGTTCCCGCACCGGAGAGGCGGAAGCAATCGGTACTGATCGAGTTCAGATACGGAATGCTCGAGAGCATGTACTGACCGACGTTCTGGAGAAGGTTCGTACGAACCGAATTCACCAGGATGCTCATCGGACGATTCAAGAGAACACCGAGCTCGGGCGGGAGGAAGAGATCGAACTTCGCGAACGCGCCCTTCGTCTCGATGAATGCCGCTTCGCAGGCGGCCTGAACGTCGTTCACGACCTTCTCGGGCGTGCCCGCATTGATCACCGTAAACCAGTTCCCGTTGGAACCTGCGCTCGCGTCGGGCGTGTACGCCGTCGAGTTGTCGTCGTGCGCGATGCCCTTGAACCCGCCGTTCACGCCCGTCGCGGTGCCAATGATCGTCTTATCGATGAGCGACTCGATCGACCTACGGGCCAAGCGCGCCTTCTCGGCGTCGACCTTGACCTTCATGAGCGCCGCGGCGCGAAGGTCCTCAACCGTCACCATGTACTTGGCGCCGATCGACCGGATCTTGCCGGTGTTCTCCGCGCCCTGAACTTCCTGCGTCGGGAAGTCGTCCGTCGCCAGGTTATCGAGGAACTTCGCCTGGCCGAAGCCATCGACCTCGAACCAACGATGGGACGTCGCACCGAGCGGTGCACCGGACTTGATCGGGACCATGTTGCGCCCCTTGAACTCCGGATACTTCGCCTCGATGACCTCGGCGTGCACGTACTCGAGTTCTCGAGAAAACGCGGAGGTCTCGTTCGCGTCGTAACGCGGGCCGCAATCATGACGAACGATATCGAGGAAACGCATGCTCTTGTCTTTCTTTCCTTTGCGCTCGAGTTCTATGGATCAGGGACCAACCGTGAGGGTGACGGTCCACTTGCCGCCGACCTTGACGGCAACCGCCGCGACACGCTTCGACGCGGTCGTCGCCGCGCTGATTGCAGTCGTCACATCGCGGAACGTGAGGGTGTGGCCGTTCTTCGTGCCGTCCGCCGAGATGAAACAGACAGTTCCGTTCGGCGTCGCCGCGGGAAGGCTGACGGTGCTGTTTGCCGCCGTCGTGTTGATCTCGAACACCTTCATGTGCTCGGCCGGAACCGCGTAATCGTTCGCGGTCTGCGAAAGCACCGTCGAAGACGCACTCGGCGAGAGGTCTTCTGCGTCGAACGAGCATTCGACAAGCTGCGCGCCGGAGACCGAGTCGCCGACGAACTTGCACGGCCCACCGTCGTAGACCTGCGCGTCGGACGCGGCAGACGGAATGCTCGCCGTCGCCTTGCCGCGGTTCGTCGTGGTCGTGTCCGCGTAGGAGAAATTCACGTCAGCGAGTGCATCCCCCGCCGAACCCGTGAGCGCTGCCCAAACCTGGCCCTCACGGCAAACCGGGACGTAGTCATCCACGGCCCATGCGCCCGGCTCCTTCGCCGAACGATAGAGCGCGATGCCCGCCTTCTTGCCACCGCGGTACAGACGAAGCTTTCCGTCCGTATGCAGCTCTGTCATGCAACCAGGGGCGATCTCCTCAGAGCACTGGTAGCGACCGACGATTGCGTCCGACGAGACGAGTTGTCCCGGAACTGCGGCGACGTTGTCGAGATTGTATGAGGTCTGCGGCATGTTCTTTCGTCCAGGCTAGGTCGGGGTTTCTTGCTACTTCGTGAGAGCGCCCAAAGGAGCGCCGGCCTTCGCTTGCCGCGCCTGCTCCTCTGCGCGATTCTTCTGCGCCTTCGCGATCGGCGACTCGTCCTCGTCAACCTTCGGCGACGTGGTGACTTCGTTCGTCTGCGCGAGGCTCTTGTTCTCTGACGCGACTTGCTTCGTCGCGATGTCGAACGCTGCCGCGACGTAGTCGTCGCTCTTGCCGTCGAAGTTCGCCTTCGAATCGACCTTCACAAGCGCGGCGATCCGAATCTCGCGATCCGACTTGCCCTTCGCGTCAAAGTCCTTGCCGAGAACAGAACGAGCAGAGTCGAGAAGCGCAACACGCGCCTCGACTCGAGCGTCTTCGCTCTTCTTCGCGTCGGCCGCATCGGTGCGAACCTTCTCAGCGTCACGCTTCGCCGCGTCGCGCTCTGCCTCGAGCGTATCGGCGCGCTTCTTCTGATCGGCCGAGTCGGACCGAGCAGCGTCGCGCTCCTTCCTCAGCGCTTCCGATTCCGCGCGGGCGGCGTCGAGATCTTTTTGAAGGGTATCGGATGAAGGGGCGTCAACGCGTTTTTCGGCCATTGCATGAGGAGCGTAGGCAGCACCGTCGAGCAACCTGACGGACGAACCCGCACGCCCCCACGACGACGGGCCAAGCGCCGCGTGATTCCCCCGGATGTTCTTCTGAATGGCGTCGTATTCTTCGCCGGCATCGGTACGGCCAGGTGAATGTTCGAGGTCGACGGCGTATCCCATCGACAACTCCACGAGCTCGCCGTCGTCGATCTTCTTAAGGGCCTTCTCGTCCTTGACGACGAGGGAGGCCATGACGAAGTCGCCGTCTTCGCGAACGTCGTCGCCGACGTGACCGATCGCATAGTCACGCCAGTTCGACGCATCGAGCCACGCGGCGTGTCCCTCGGTGACGGTCAGACCGCGGAACGAATCGAGCGCCTCTTTCTTGAAGACATCCTCAGGGAGGCGAAGCTCTTTGTGATCGCCGTAGTCGAAGACTCCTACGCGCGTAAGTCTCGCGGTGAAACGGACGCTGCCGTCACCGAGATCCGTTCTGCCGTCCAGCCTTCCGTGGAAGTCGATCCGTCGTTCGCTCACCCGGCGAGGCTAGGG